CTTATGAAGAGTGCACACATGTTCGATTTGGAGATAAAATTTATCCTCGTTCCGCCATCAGTCACAACCTCAAATACAATAGTGACTTGGTTGTTATGAAACCCATTGACGGTATGCCGAAAGGCCTTCCGAAACGTCGTTTTGAGGAGCCTGCCTTGGATCAGCGTGTTCTAATGCTGAACATTGGTAGTAACTTAAAGGCTAATGAAGCTGTTTCGGAAGGCTTTGTTAAGGCCGTTGATGAGAAAGGTGCTCATGGAGTACAGTTGAGAGTTACAAACTCAACACAACCTGGAGACTGTGGTGCTCTGTATTTGAATACAAATAGCTCTGTTGTTGGTTTCCACTTTAAACGCGGTACGAAGGGCGTTGATAACTTAGCCATCCCTGTGACGGCTGAGTTCCTTCAGCTTCAACCAAAAAACTGAACTTGCCCTTAGGCGCGCGGTTCTTCGCGCGGCCTGAGGGCAAGCCTGCTCGAGTGTTATTGCCCGTGCAGGCTGTGGGATTTGTGCCCTATAGACCTATAGGCAAATCTCACTTTGTTCATGCTCCGTGGAACGTGTCTGATGCTGAGAATCCTTATATTCCGAGTGATATGTCTGAGGAGGCTTTGCGTAAGTGCTTGGCAAAGTATCCTCAATTGGTTAAACCGTATACTGATGAAGAGCTTGGTGACGCTTATCATTGGTTGCGTGAGCAGATGCTCCCAATTTGGTCCTCGTGTAAAGTTTGGACTCAGCAGGAAGCAATTGATGATTGTGACCTTAGTAAAGGTAGTGGACATCCTTATCATTATGAGGCCCCTACTAAAGAACAGGCACTTGATATGTTTGCTTCTGAAATTGAGCGTGACACTGAGCGTGTGTTAGCTGGAGATGAAACAGTGGATATGCCTTCTTGTCTGACCCTAAAAGATGAGTTACGAACCGAAGAACGAGTAAAAGCGCATAAAACTCGTGGCTTCAATGCGTCGAACTTTGTCCATCTTTTGGCTAGTAAACGTCTGTTTGGTGATCAAAACAACAGACTTCATGAAGCCCGTGGATCGCATCCTATAACTCTTGGAATCTCTGTCCCTGGTGATGAATTCGTATCTGCTATACTTAGGCTTGGTAATGAGGCCAATGATGCAGATGGTGATGGGTATGACTTGAATGTCAACCTTGGCCTTATGCGAGTTATCCGTGATGTACGGAAGAGTTTCCTTCCTGAGGAGTTTGCTGCAGCGGTTGATCTTTTGTATGATACCATATATGCAGGAGATACGATTGCAGCTGGTGTGATCTATCGGTTGATTTGCCAGAAGAGTGGCTGGGCGAATACTGGTGATGATAACAGCCTCCATTTGTGGTTAGCATTGTATATTACTCATAAACGGCTGGGTGGCTCTATTACTTCTTGGTCCAATTTAATCAATGGTGATGATTGGGCAACTGGAAAGATGGAACCCTGTGGCTATAAGTTTGTTGATGTTGTTGCTGACTTAGCTAAAAACGGTATCAAGATGTCTTATGAGAATCCTGAGTCGCGTTCAGCTATGGAGATAACTTTTCTTTCACACTCGATCCGTGAACGCTTTGTGCGTGGATTTGGAGATGTGTTAGTTGCCGCTGGAAATCGTGCCAAATTGCGCTCTTCGCTCAATTGGGTTCACGTTAATGATACTCTTACTTTTGAGGAGTCGTGCTTAGCACATTTATTAGGAATACGCCTGTGTCTCTGGCCTTGGCGCGCTGATTTTCTTGAGGTTGATGAACTTGTGCAAGAGTTTCTTGACAAGATGCCCCATAAATCACAAACAACGCGTCAGATTCTTAAGGCTAGATTGACCGAAGAACACATTGCTCTCATACATTTCTCTATGGAGGGAGGTTTTTGTTTTTCTCCGCTCTCCATTCTTGATGAGGTTGATCAGGTAACTTATGGCCTCATAAAGAAGATCTTGGAGATTGTATGTTAAGTCCTACGATTTTTAAATTATTGCAAAATGCCGAACAAACAAATTCAAAAACGAGTGAAGAGGGGATGGAAGGGACCGATGCGCAAGGCTACGAAGCAAGTCGAAAAAGCTCTTGCTCTTGCCGAGAAGCGACGGAAGCAGGCAGCGACTGGCTTTCGAAAACCCCCGAAAGGAAAAGATCGGGTTCCCAAATATCCAAGTCGGGATACACGGGACTTTGCGCCGACGGACAGAGAGACTGGTTCGATGGATTCGATGTTGACGAGGAAGGATTTGAGTTCCACTGCTCCAATGGCGATTCCAGCTGTTGCCTTAACTGGTGGGCTGGGCGCCTCTGCAGTGAAGGCTGGGGTCTTCTCGAACAAGAAGAAAGAGAAGTCGCCAGCGATCTACGTGCCTCCAACGTGGGTAACTCATTCCGAACCTCCCCATCTAGGTTATCCAAGAAGCGACGGTTCAGTTCGTCGTCCCCTTGAGGGACCTAGTTCCACCCCAAATACGGAAATATTTACAGCACCGGTGATTGTTGGTGTTCAAAAACATGGTTCTCATCCGAAGATGTGGGCAAAAGCTCGCAATGGAGAAGTTGAGGTTGTTGTTGAGCATACTGAGTATCTCTGTGATCTGGTTGCTTCGTCTGGGACAGGGTTCCCAACAACCGCTCAACAGTACCAATTCTTTGCGAATCCTGGTCAAGATGCTACTTTCCCATGGTTGTCCAGTCTGGCTCAATTGTTTGACGAGTACAAGTTTGATTACTTGGAGTTTAACTATGAGCCAATTGTTGGCACTAATGTTGGTGGAAAGACTGTCATGACTTATGACCCGGATGTCCTGGATGATTTTCCTGATACCAAAGCGCAAATGCTCGAAGCTCGTGTGCAGTTGGATATCCCAGTCTGGACTCGTGGTTGTTTGAAAGTACCAAAGGATCTTCTGAACCAGTATCTGTTTGTCAGACCTGGGTCAGTGCCTGTTGGTGCTGATCAACACGTTTATGATTGTGGAGTTGTGAATTTAGCACTTCCTGGAGCTTCAGGTGCTGGAACAGTTGGTGAATTTTTTGTGTCGTATAAGTGTCGGTTGAAGACGCCAAATGGTGGCACTGTCAAAGAGGATAAGACTGCAGTAGTTGGTGTCTCTCTTGCAGCTCCTCTTGGCACCTCGTTTAACACTAGTGCACAGAGCACGCTTGCTCCGATTTGGGTTTCTGGAACTCAGTTTCGGTTTTCTGCGCCTGGTGTTTACTATGTGATTACCGGTGATGGTGGAACTGGTTTTACAGGTGCGTGTACGTTGACAGCGCCAGCTGGTGCACCGACAGCTATACTTGATCAGAGTGCGGGTAGTGCGACGTCTTTCATCAGTTGTCATGTGATTAATGTGATTGATGCGTCTGGTTTGTATACACTAACTGCCCCTGCAAGTGCTGCGACACTAACTGCTCGAAATATCCGTATATTTGATCACGATCTTGATAATTGAATTGTTGGCATTGTGTGTTCACTTTTAATGTGCTTAAAAGACAAAAGATATAAATACCGAAACTCAGATGTGGTGGGGGCGTAGGCAATGGTCAAGCGCTCCCCATGTGGGGATTAGGGACACCGTGCGAGAGAGTGCACTCTCGACAGTGTATAAATTGGGCGTTGGTTTGTATGTTGGTAATTTCAAACTCGACGTTGGATATCTCCGGTTTGTTGTTATTGGCATACATTATGAAGTGTAAGTCCCGGTTGGTGGC